ATTGGGCACTTTTCAAGATAGAATCTGGTACTTTAGTTTTTAAAGAATGGGATGCAATTCTAGCTGATGATCCAAATTGGGGGCATCTATACGGCGACGATTGCATTAACGTAGTAGTTTCTAAATGGCGTCACAAGCAACTAGAACAGGCTCACAAGGAGTAAGCCGTGGACCCGGAAATCAATTACGGACCAAAGTTTTACATAGGTGACAAGGTTAGAATTCGTGCGTCTCAGCAATTGTATTGGAAGCTAGGATTTTGCACTTATGGTGCAGAGTCGATATTCGTAAAAAATACCGGGATTGATTTTATAATTGTCGCCATCAACGAGATTCCACACATCAAATTTCCAGTTGTGTTGAACTGTCACGCAGTTGGATGTGATAATCATACTACACTTAATGCGGCATATGTAAATTGGGCATTAGAAGGCGACCCATCTAGTGATTTTGCTAGAAAAAGCGGTAAGTATAAAACCTACCTAGAAACTTATCCACGCTGCAAATGGTGCCATGAACCGATTAGACGCCGCGAATCAGGTGAGTATAAAGGCCATTGGGAACACGAAGCTATACAAGGAAGTGTTACGTTTGGAGCAGTTAATTATTGGAATTGTTCTACTAATCATACTATCGACGGTGAATGGCATGTTGCCGAGCACCCAATAGAGAAGCCTTATACTCAGAAATACATTATTCTAGCAAGTAACCGGAATGAAGCAGAATACCCCATTGAAAACGAACCTCAAATGGATGTTCTGGTACTTCCTCAAGGAAGAAGGTTTAAGAATTTATCATGAACTGTGCTAATTGTGGGCGACCTATTTATTGGAGTCATAATCATGAGTATTATAAACACACAGAAGATGCAGAGTTTGCCGGTTGCCATTATTATGATAAAAATTTACCTTATAATGATGATAATGGCACTTATCTTTGCGCCTCATTAGAAAAACAACCTTTTACAATTGGAAAAAAGACATTTGATAAACCTATTCCCAAAACTAATAGCAAACCTATTATCGATATTGATATAATTGAAATGCCTACTGGAAGAAAGTTTAAACAAGTATCTTGACAAATCAGCGATTCTATGGTACTATAAGACTATGACATTGTATAATGTACGTTTCGGACTAGTAGGATCGAATGAAGTAAAGGAATATCGCCTATCCAGTGACAACATGTATCGAGCAGAACTTATAGCATTAAATTTTCTACAAGTTAAGGATAACATTACAGACCCTGTACAATATACAGCAGTAAGTATTTTAGCAATTGATGAAGAATAAGCTTGACAAACAAACAAAAGTGTAGTATCATGTAATTCAAGAAATGAGGAATTATGGCTTTAGAGTTTAGTGAAGTTGAAGAAGTACCGATTCCAACACCCAAGCGTCGTGGGCGTAAGGCCGTTCTGTCTTATCCTATTGCTGGCCTTACGCCCGGTACTGACGAGTCTTTTCTCGTTGATGTAGCTCCTGAATCCGTGAAGAAGGTAAGCATGAGTATACGCACTTTTGCATATCGTCATGGAATGCGCGTTATCATTCGCCCCGCAGAGGATTGGGGTATTCGAGTTTGGAGAAAGGTGTAAATAAAATGGCTAATTGGATTACTATTAATGTGACTAAGACCGGGATCAAGAAGGGTACATCTAATTATGCAAGTTGCCCTATTGCTCGTGCATTGAGGGCAAAAGGTTTTAAAGACGTAGGAGTTGGCGCTGTGTACGGTTGGTTTGTATACAAAGGTATACGCAACAATGCGTACTATTATTGGCCTAAGAAAGTCACAGAATTTATTAGAAAGTTTGATTCAAATAAACAAGTAAGTCCCTTTACGTTCAAAGTGAAGGTTTCGTAACACAAGTTAGTAAATAGTGAGTCCAAGTTTTAACTGTTTACTGCGTGTTCTCATAGTAACTTGGGGTGGCCTACGGACTCGCGGTAGGGCCAATAACCATGCGGCATCTAGCCGAAGTGAGTACAGTTTAAAGGAGAAAAATGGCAGACGTATACAGTTTTACCACAGTGGAAGAAGATCGATATATGGACCGGGTAGCAGAAGAAGCCGATCCTGATAAGAACTTCTTTTTTGTTAAAGAGACAAACACAGGCAACGAAAGTGCTAACCTGTATTTGCTAATCCGTGAAAACTATCTTGACGAACTATCTGAGAACTATCCTAATGAGAAGCTTGGTGGACGAACTCTTGGAGAGATTCGCTTAATGGGTCTAGAGACTACCTTTAGATTGCTAGATGGGTTCCGCGTTCTTATCATCCCTGACCTGACTAAGCAAGAGAAGAATCACTGGCTTGTTAGATTGCATAATGAAGTGCGCCGTTTGAAGAATCTAGCTGAAGGCCGCACACTTCGCGTGCAGGTTGAAAGTTTATAATCTCTAGTCGGTAGCACCAGCAGTGCGGTGGAGCCTTATAAACTCTAATAAACGCCAGATTAGCGTACCGGGAGGGGGCAGCACCCTCACTGACTACCATCTTCATGAAAGGAGGATAAAACGATGAAGTATCTATTAGTTGCGCTAGGAATTGTTGCATTAATCGTGGTAATCGCAGTTGTGATTGCACTTCCTGTCATGTTAATTGTTAATTATCTGTTCGCTCCGGCTGTTCTTACAGCAGTGTTTGGAGTTTCACAGTTAACTTTTTGGAAAGCATTTTGGCTTGCGATTTTGACGGGTTTGCTATTTAAATCTAGTAATACAAGCACGAAGTAACAGGCGCGGGTATGGTGAAATTGGCAAACACGGTGGATTTAAGACCCACTGCTTAGGCTTGGGGGTTCGATGCCCTCTACCCGCACCACAAAATTGAAAGGATCATATGAGCAAACCAGCAGGTTTTGAACTAGCAGGACATATCGGAGTAGACGCAGGGTTGTGCTGGATTGGCGATCCATGTTATATAATCCACTCAACTGATGATAACAGTGTTGCATTAGGTAAAGATTGGGGCGAATTCTGTGATAAAACAAGTGATGGACGTTTAGACCACGATGGCTATCAATCTTTTAATTACCCCGCAGGGCACGAAGGATTAGGCGTGGTCACATCTACAGGTTGGGGTGACGGTACTTACCCCGTCTACGTGAAAAAGAATAAAGAAGGCCGTGTAGTTGAAGTAAGAATTAAGTTTGCTTAAGGGATTGTCGTATAATGGTTTATTATATCGGACTTTTAATCCGACTGATGAAGGTTCAAGCCCTTCCGATCCCACCACACATTAGAAAGGTTATATGAAGCGCATTATCCTAACAGCACTAGTTTTGGTACTTAGCGGTTGTAGTCAACACTCATCGCAAGACTATTATTCCAACTATTTCTATGTTACATCCACTTACTATGGCTACGTTTGTCGCATCAACGAGACTGATGTTACCGATCACCATTTATCACTAACAGATGCAACACGAATTTGTGCAACTTTGAACAAAGATATTGCAGGTAATGAGGATATACGAGAACACGATCTTGGTAGTTACTAGTTTTATCATGGATGGCCGTGAATAGGGCAGCGAATAAACGGACACGCCGGGTGCGTGGTTACCAGCATCCATAGCCCACTACTTGACAAACCAACGATCTTGTGGTACTCTATAAACATGCAACACTTATCCCAAGACGAGATGAAGGCGCTGCTCATGGCTATTCCCAATAGTCGCCAGCGCCTGATGCTTAAAGTAGGTCTATTACATGGCCTTCGTGTTTCTGAATTAATCAATCTTAAAAAAGAGAATATCAGAGATGGATATATCAAAGTTCAACGTCTGAAGGGGTCTGAAAAGACTACTCAGCGTTTTGTTCCAGATATTGCAGAAGAGTTAAACGCTCTTTATATCGCGGCTAAACCCAACGAACGCCTGTTTCCTATGACTCGTAGCGGGGTTTACAAGCTTATGCAGCGTGCCGGACAGCGTGCAGGTATTCCTGTTCACAAGCTGCATCCTCACATCTTAAAACATACTTGTGCCATGAACCTTATCAAGACATTAGGCATTCATGAAGTACAGGAATATCTAGGGCATCGTTCTCTTAGCTCGACTGGTGAGTATCTTAACCCGGACGAAGAAGAGGTATCGATTAAAGCCAGTGCCGCTCTGTCGGGAGTTCTTGTATGATTAAAAATTATGACAAATATATGGGTTGCGCCCCCATTACAAAGTTTTTAGTAGCACCTGAACGTGATAAACATGTTAAAGCAGCCATTAAAGTTTTGGAGAAATTTAAAAAACAATTCGATACGATTGCATTTTGCGGTATGTCAGGAGCCTTAATAGCTCCACAAATTGCCGCTCATCTTAAAAAAGAATTAATAATGGTTCGCAAAAAGGGCGATAAACGCCATTCTTATCATAGTGTAGAAGGTTATGCAGATGTTAAAAAATACATTATTGTAGATGATTTTATAGATGAAGGTAAGACGGCCAAGCACATTCAACGCATGATTTTTGATAACGTTAATCAAGATGCTAAATGTTTAGGCTTGTTACCTGTGCAAGAATTAGCAGGAACTGGATCGGGCTACCAAAAAACCGAACTAGAAACATATATTATCCTAGAAGCATGTAAAGTAAAGGATAAAAAGAAAAAAGGTTGACTTTCAAAGAAAGCTATGGTATAATGTACATATGAAGCGTTATAATAAACAGAAACCACATTTCGTTCAAGGAATTATTCTCACCACTACAATCAATAGCGCACCTAATAGTGTCCGTGCAGGTGAGAGCGCCTTTAAAGCTAGGATTCCGTTCTACAACAATCCTTATAAAGAGAACCCCGGCAAGTCCGGCTGGATTCGTGGATTCAAACGTGCAGAACGCGAATTCTTTGAGGCTCAAAAACGAAGCCAGAAGATTCTTGAAGCGGTTGGCTTTGAGGAAGTTGAGGCATAATATGGCCGATAATGTTTATACACGTCCCATGCCGGACTATGGCGATGTTTTCACTGTTGAAGAGTTTAAAGAATGCGTAAGAACAGGCGCATTTATTGATTATGACGGTAGCGCACATCCTGCCAAACTCATTGATGGAAAAATCATGTTATCGCATGAGTATATCAAACCTTCACGCATTCATGAACTCTCTGAGGATGCAACACACATAGCATGGTTTAACCGTTAAAAGGAAAAAATGATTAAAGCAAAGAAAGAACGTAAGAAATTCTTACCTTTACCCGAAGGTATAGAAGTCGGCGGCTTAGTTCGATACTATCGACGTGGATGGCATATAGGGCATTTGCGCCAAGTCCAAGGCAACAAAGTTGCCGTCATGCCAATAGGCTATATCGGAACAGACACGCAAAATGATAATAAAGAGAAGAGAGGGAAGTGGATTCCCATTACCAGTATTGAAAAAGTACTTTAGGAATTGATGGACAATTTAGAAAGCTTTATACAGAAGTTCGGTGGACTTACTGAAGAATATGTTTTTTATAATGGTGAAGTCACCTTACGCTACGACCCAAAGGATCACGTATATCTATTAGTAACTCCTGATGGTACTTTAGAAAAGGTACTAGGAGTTACAAGTGTTTCACACATCATTGACAAATCGATGATTCTGATTCCTTGGGCCTGTAAAATGATGCAACAGAAGCTTGTACCAGCTATCGTTGCAGCGGCTACACCAGTAGAAGGTACTACAGCAATTCAAATAGACTACCCGGTACTTGAGACTATCATAGCTGACAGTAAACGGGCACACAAAGAGAAGCTAAACGAAGCCGGAGACATTGGAAGCATTGCCCATGCGTGGATCGAACAGTATATTAACTGCAAATTAAACGATGATCTTTTAAAATACAATGAACTGTTACAAGCATTTCCACAAGATGAACGCGCTAAGAATGCTTGTCTAGCTGCTCTAGATTGGATGCACTATCACAATGTTCGATGGATTCATACCGAGCGCAAGATATACAGCCGTAAACATAAGTATGCAGGAACAATGGATGGTCTGTGTTTAGTAGACTCTTGTAAAGACCCACTTTGTTGCCCGCATCCATTTAAGGATCGACTGTCTATCGCAGACTGGAAAACCAGTAATTACTTGTATCCAGAATATCTATTACAAACAGCCGCATATGAGGCAGCTTATGTAGAGGAGACACACCAAAAAGTAGAGGATAGATGGATCATTAGATTAGGTAAAGAAGATGCTAAATTTGAACCGTGGCACCTAGAAGCCGAAACCTTTAAAGATGATTTTGATGCATTTCTTGCGGCCTTGAATTTACGCCTCAAGTTTGACATAATAGAAGAAAGAATTAGTAATATTAAGGATTTAAGCAAACAGAAAAAGAAACAAGATAAAGTAAAATCATTACTTCAAAAGTGCAAGAAAGCCGATACTTATAAAGGTATTCGCAAACCTAATTGTAATAAAGGCAATCCATGTGAGTACTGCTTGGCTAAGTACAAAGAGGTTCAAGATGCCAAGGCCGGAATAAAAGTTAAGGTTCAAGCGACCAAGAATGCAGGTAAGCGCAAAAGACTAACACCTAAACAAATCTTAGAAAGTTTGTCAAAAATAGCAAAAACATCTTGACAACCTGATACTTTTGTGGTACAATGTACTTGAAAGTTGAATATAAATGGCAGATAAACGATTTATATATAAGCGAATAACTTCACGCAGTAAAAGCCTATCTTCTATTCAAGAAGATTTTGAAAACGAATTAAACAATATTCCATTGGGTTATGATTTTCATAGTTGGCAAGTTAATCCCGGCACAAACGATACTTCTGCATCATATCATGTAGTATTTGAAAAAAAAGAAGAAGTACATTCATTACCGTTCGGTCGTAAATTTAAAAAAGGAGAATAATGGGAAGTGAGTTAACTGTATTAAATCCTAATGTAGCCGTTCAGCAAGGCGGATTAGGTGTAAATTTTGAAAGCAAGCTATTTAAGTTGAAACCGGCTACACTGACAATCGTGCAGCCTCAGAGTACGATTGCAGACGCAATCAAGGGTAATCTTCGCATCTCAGAAACTGGTGATGAATTCAAGGAAATGCATGTAGCCTTATTGGTCATGCCTCAAGAACAACGCCAGTGGCACATTGGGGAACCGGGGGAGTTAAACCGTATTCCTGAGAATCTTATGTGCTTTAGCACAGATATGATTAAGCCCCATGTGAAAGCCAAGAAACCACAAGCCGTATATTGTGCCAATTGCAGCAGAGCAGATTGGGGTCCATATCGTGAGTATAAAGACAAGAACGGAAAGGCTAATAAGCAGCTTATTCCTACGTGCGATGCCTTCTATGTAGCCCATTTGATCGACACTGTTTATCAACTGCCATTGAAGATGTATATTCGTTCAAAAGCAAAGCAACACTTTGAACAAGGGATGCAGAATGTAGCCCGTGTGATTGCAATGGCAAAGGCACAAAAGAAGAACCCAAACATTTTCGATGTGAAGTTCAAATTGACTACAAAGCTATTACAAGATGGCAAGTATTCATATTATGTTCCGACTATTTCAGAACCTAAGTTAATCAATGACGAAGAACGTGAAGTATTCGGAGCCATGTATTTGGCATTTAATGCTAAATCAACTCAGCAACAGTTAGCAGCAGATGAAGAAAGCACTATCGTAGACGCACAATCCACGGTTGATTCAGCCGTAACTGATGGTGTAAATGAGGAAATCAATATCTAATGCGAACATTTATATTAACAATTTTACTTACTTTCGGACTAGCTTTCTCTGCTAAAGCGGTAGAGAAGGCGAAGCCGCCTTCCACAAATCCGCAGCAGGTTTACGACGCGGCGTTTGCTACTCAAACAGATGTAGTCAATCAAGCTATTAACGCCTACATTGACCTACCTTGCTCTACTGACGCAACAACTGTTAAAGTAGCCTATGAAAAAGTAGGTGATGAATTAACCAAGTTAATTTCTTTGTCACAGCACGCACCTGACAACGAAGATGTAATAGATCAGGCAAAACAATTGGAAATTGTTTATGGCATTCTTTATCTATTTCCAGAATGGGATAAAAAAAGCAAAGTTATGTGCGGTATCACAGAACCAGATACCGAGAAGCCGAACCCTAATACTACATCTAGTTTAAAATAGAGGAGAATATGAGAAACACAATATTAGTAGTAACTTTAGCACTTGCAGGTACTATGATGTTTGCACAAACCCCTGTACCACAATTAACCAAGACAGAGCAATTAGCAGTTCGCGCCCTAGATAACGAGTTAAACTCTGTACAGGGAGATATTAATGCAATTCAAGAAGAAGTGGCTTTAGCACATCCGGGGTATCATGTTAATTTAATGACCGGACAGTTAGAAGCTAATCCACCTGCACCTAAACCAGAAGCACAACCAGCACCAAAAATAAATCCAGCGAACACGGAGAAGAAATAATGAGATTCGTTGACTACATCGATCCACAAAAGTTAGCACGAAATGTTAGCCGTGGTTACGTTCGTATCCAGCATCATAACACACTGCCGTTGAGTATTTATACTTACAGCAGGAAAGCAGTATTTGATAATGAATGGAATGAAGTAACGACTAAGACTCGTGGATTAGTAGTTCATGGACCGACTAATGAAATTATTGGCCGTCCGTTTGAGAAGTTCTTTGGTTATAATACACCGGGCATACCTGAGACATATCCGCGTAGTGTAGAGAACGTAGAAAAGCTTACAGGACCGCCGTTACTGTTAGAGAAGGTGAATGGGCATCTTGGTACTTTATGGCGTTATGATAACCATTGGGGAATCGCTACTAAAGGATCGTTCCATTCGCCCCATGCAGAGTGGGCTAATAATTGGTTTGCCAATCACTTTGATGGTAACATTGGCATCTTCCCTACAGGTTTTACTCCTGTATTCGAGATTATCTGTCAGGATATTCAAGCGCATCCCATTAGATATGAATACGATGAGTTAGTACTTCTGGCATTGGTCAAGAACGAAACAGGTGAAGAGATTAATTATGATACCTTAAATGAGATTGCCAAGAAGAATAAACTACGTGTAGCAAATAGATTTGGGTTCTCTTTGCAAAGGGCATTAGAGTTAGATACCACAGTTATGGAGGGATTTGTAGCTAGTTATCCAATAGCGGGTAAACCGCCACTCAAATTGAAGATTAAGTTTCCAAGTTATCTTGAGCAACGCAAGAAATTCTATGCCGCATTAAAAGATAAACAATTTGCAGAACAACGTGCTAAGAATGGGCCGGTTTATCAGCTTATTTTTGAGAGAGTTTCCAGTATCATGATGGAAGCCTACACGCGCTGTACTACAAAAAAGGAATTTATTGAGTATTTTAGCACAGAAGAAAAGAAGCCTTATTTTGATATTTTAGTATCTTTGCTAGATTATCCAGATTCGGGCAAGTATAAAGAGTTGATCTGGAGGAAGATTGAACGTGATAACAAGAAGTAAACCGATTGCGGCGTGGGTTGGCGTAGACCTTGACGGAACATTAGCTAGATATGATAACTACATTAGTCACGATACCATCGGGGAACCTATTGCGTTAATGGCTGATCGTGTTCGTGACTGGATAGACCATGGGGTAAATGTTAAAATCTTTACTGCTAGAGTCGCAGAACCAGACCCGCGTAGAAAATTGGAAATCATTACTGCAATTGATAATTGGTGCATGGATGTATTTGGTAAAACATTACCGATTACTTGTATTAAAGATTATGGATGTATACAAATTTGGGACGATAGAGCTATTCAAATAATCCCTAACACTGGTCGTAGAGCAGATGGAAAAGACTAATGGAGGCAAATGATTAAGAAATTTTACCTTGCGGCTCGATATGATCGCAAAGAAGAGATGAAGAAATATCGAGAACTATTAAAAGAACATGGTGTGGAAATCACTTCACGTTGGTTAGAAGAACCTGATAACGCAGCCGCATTAGGTAATTGGGATGCTGCCACAATCGATTTAGACGATGTGCGTGCGGCAGATGGTATGATCTTCTTTAGTGAAAATCCGACTGAAAGATGGCCGCGTGGAGGGCGTCACGTAGAATTCGGCTATGCACTGGCACTTAATAAGACAATCGTAGTAATTGGTCCAAAGGAGAACGTCTTTCACAATCTAAAAGATATTACGCACTACGAATCATTCGATAAAATGTTACAGCATTATTTAGAAGTACTTGATGAAGAAGCATATTTTGGAGTCTAATGGGAATAGAAATTATAAATCCTGTGCCACAGCAACACGAAGCAGTTATCGTAGGCGAAAAGGTAGCAGGTGAAGCAGCAAAAGCTAGAAAGGAAGTAGAGAAGGTAATCAAGAGCGCGAACAGTTCTATGTTCGATCTTGGTGAATTACTATATAAAATTAAATCTCAAAATTTGTATTCAGGATATACAACATTTTCTGAATATCTTACTAGTTTGAAATTTAAAAGACGTAGATTGGACTATCTAGTTAAAATAGCCGAAACTATGTCAATTTTAAATATCAGTCGTGAACAGTATGAACCACTTGGTTTATCAAAATTAAGGGCGATTACATCTTTCAAAGATATTAATGAAAGTTGGATTAATCCTGATACTAAACAAGAAATACCTTTTAAATCGTTTATTATAGGATTCGTTGAGAAAGGGTTGCAAATGACTCTTTCTGAGATTCAACAACACGTTCGCACACTCAAAGGCGAAGTAGGAGATGAATCTTTCGTAATCACTCACGTAAAAATAAAGCAAGGAGCACTTGACAAAGTAGTACGTCCTGCGTTAGAATTAATGAAAATGAAGTTGGGATCAAGCGGGAAAGATGATGAGGGCAAGTCATATGATGCATCAGATGGTAGGGCATTAGAAATGATTTGTGCAGATTTTCTAAGCGATCCGGCTAATTTAATAGAAGGAGAGGAGAAAAATGAAAACTAAGACTGTTAAGGTAAACGTAACTAAAACCGGCATCCGTAAAGGTGAGCAAGGCTCAACTGAATTTTGTCCTATTGCTCGTGCATTAAAGGCAAAAGGTTTTAAGAGCATTTGCGTGCATTGTGATAATGTTGAATTTGATGTTTATGGTCAAACTTGGTATATTAGCTTGCCCAAGCTTGCTCGTAAATTCATCGAACGCTTCGATACTAACAAAAAGTCAGTAAAACCGTTTACATTCACTTTGAAGCTGGTCTAATATGAGAAATCTAATAATCAACATTCAGTGGTTTGTCGTTAACTATGGGGCGTACTTGCCTCTATTTTGGAGATAAATACGCCTTTGAAATCTGAAAGCTTAAGTTGTTTTATTAGAGATGGGTGGAAATGCCGTCACTGTAATGATAGAATGGGCATTCACCCACATCATGTAATTTATAAATCCCAACAGGGGCCGGACGATCTAACTAATCTTCTGACCCTTTGTTGGCAATGCCACCATGCAGCACATGAAAAGAAATTACTAATAGAAGTAGTAAAGTTATTAGAGAACGATCTAGAAGTCAAATTTATTAGAGTAAAGGGTTGGCAACCAAAATGAAAAAAGTACCTTGTAGTGGTCCCGGTTGCGAGAAAAGACGAATACACTATGAGCGTCCTGATACACCTAGAGGAACTGTGTTAGTTGAAGTTCCAGATACCTACGAAGGGAATGCTTTTTGCTCCATAGAATGTTACAACTATTATAAGACTGAAAATGCCACTACGTCCATACCAAAACAAAGCGATTGAAGCTATTCGATCTAACTACATTGCCGGGATCAACCGGCAATTGTTGTGTATGTCAACAGGGACGGGAAAAACGGAAGTGTTCTCTCACCTTCCAGAACTCCTAAAAGACATTCTACCCGGTAAGACTTTAATACTAATTCATCGGGACGAACTCGCCAAGCAAGCCTATAAAAAAATCCTATTACGCAATCCATCGTATATTGTACATATAGAGGCTGGTCCTTTGTATGCCGATCCTAAGCACGCCGATGTTGTCATTGCTAGTGTTCAAACATTAGGGAGAACAAATAGCGAAAGGGCTAAGAAATTCGATTTTAGCGGCTTCGACAAGATAATAGTAGACGAAGCCCATCGCAGTATCACGGATAGCTACAACAACGTTTATGAGCTAATAAATATCACTTCTGAGAAGCTACTTCTAGGTTGCACAGCAACCCCTACTCGTGGGGATGGACAAGGATTAGGAACTCTATATAAGAAAATTGTATACGACTATCCATTAAGAAAAGGAATTGAAGAAGGTTATTTAGTAGATATAAAGGGAATCCGTGTTAATACTTCTACTTCGCTAGATGATGTTCATACAAAGGGCGGTGAGTACGATCAAAAAGAATTAGCCGACACTGTGAACAATCCTACTAGAAATCATTTAGTTTGTACTGCTTATAAGAAATACTGTGCCGGACGTCAAGCAATCGGTTTTTCAGCAAATGTGCAACATGCCAAGGATTTGGCTAAAACGTTCCAAGATAACGGAATAAACGCAGAAGCTATATGGGGTGCCGATCCTGATAGAGTCAAAAAGCTACAAGAATTTAGAGATGGCTATATCGAAGTATTGTTTAACGCACAATTACTTGTAGAAGGATTTGACTTATCCACAATAGAATGTGTCATATTAGCCGGTCCTACTAAAAGTCCTGTTGTATTTGCCCAACGTTGCGGGCGTGGCACTAGATTGCATCCGGGCAAGAAAGACTGTATCGTTCTGGATGTTGTTGATAGTACAACACGTCACAGCCTTATTACTATTCCTACTTTACTTGGGATGCCAGCAGGTTTGAACCTTCAGGGTCAAAGCTTGGTTCAATCGATTAAAAAGATTGAGGAAAAGTTAAAAGAGTATCCACATTTAGATTTTACCAATCTTAAAGACATTGATAAGATTGACCAATTCATTGAAGAAGTAAATCTATTTGAGGTTAAATTTCCACAAGAAGTTGAGAAACACAGTACTTTTACATGGCATCCAGCTTACACTGGTGGTTATGTCTTGATGCTACCGGATAGAGAAGAAGTAAGAATTCAGCAGAATTTGCTTGACAAATGGGAAATTCGTGGTATAGTAAAAGGAAAGAAGTACAAAGGCGAACGTGAGAGCATGGCAGAGGCGTTCTCAGCAGCCGATAATTTGATTAGGGAAAAAATACCGGAATGTTTGACGATTGTAAAACGGGAAGCGGAATGGCATAAGTTACCGCCTACTGAGAAACAAATGAAGCGTATCAAGAAAATCTATAAGGGAAAACAAATTCCAGCAGACCTATCAAGAGGGGCAGCACATAAAATTATTGGGTTATATTTTGCTGGTAAGGAGAAAAAGACTAATGGAAAGTAGCGAACTCACACAAGAGCAATTTGAACTGATTAAGGCTTTTTGTTCTAATAAAAGTATTATTGTATTTTGTCCACATCCTCTTGGTACAGAATCTCAAGAGGAAATAGAAAATCATGATAAAAATCTAGCTAACTTACAGGCTCTTGAAAAAGAAGGATTTGTTAAGAATGTCACAGAAGAGTGGAAAGCCGGTATGGAATTTAACCGCAAACAAGGGCAGCGAGATTTTGACGCTTATGCGCTGACAGAATTAGCATATAAGATGTTTAATCCTAATGCAGAAGGGTTGCCAAACTAATGATTAGAAGTGATCCAACACTAACTAATTTTATCCAGTATTGCCAAGACCACCCTGAAGAACGTTTTTGGCAAGCACTGAGGAATTGGAGCGGCTACTATGCTATAATGGCAATTAGTAAAGTAGCCGGGATAGGCGGCGGTGGTGAAGTTCGACAAACACATGACACATTTTATATAGAAGGGAAAAGACATGACTACCACAAAAAAAGCTAACCATCAAGCAAACATTGTGCGCGTGACTGAGATTAAACCGCACACAAACGCCGATACCTTAGAGATTATTCCCATAGGTGAATATCAGGTTGTGTCTAAGAAAGGCCAATTTCATGTTGGGGATTTAGCCGTGTATATCCAACCTGATAGCGTGGTTCCTCAGACAGAGCCTTTTAAGTTTATTTGGGAACAATATATGTGCGTTCCAGAGCCGGGAGTAGATGCTGAATTTGTTGTCCCTGAAAAACGCAGACGCATTACTGTGCGTAAATTCAGGGGAGAATGGTCTGAAGGTTTGCTACTTCCTGTTAAGGATTTTGGAATCTCTGATAAAGGTGCGTACTGTGATTATCTAGAAACCTATTCGTGGAAAGAAGGTGATGATGTGTCTGACTTTCTTGGTATTACGCATTACGATCCAGATGCCGGTAAGGAAACTACTGTAGGTGAAAACATGCGTGCGCCAAAAGCGAGACGCAAGTATCCTAAATCTCTACGTGGATGGGTTACATATATCTGGAGACACGTCAAGAACTTATTTGGTCAATATGATGCCATCGGCGGTACTGATGCTGGTATAAGTCTTGGTATTCCTACCTATGACGTTGATGCATTTAAGAATCACAAAGGCGTATTCCAACCTGACGATGTAGTGTTTGTCACTGAGAAGATTCACGGCAGCAACGCACGTTATGTGTATCTAGATGGTATAATGTACGCTGGTTCCAGAACATTATGGAAAGCAGAGAACAGTAATTGCATTTGGCGTAAAGCGTTAAAACAGAATCCATGGATCGAAGAATGGTGCAAAGCGCATCCTAATCATGTTCTATGGGGCGAAGTTACGCCTACTCAGGGCGGTTACAATTACGGAACAGATAAAGTACAATTCTTTATGTTCGATGTGTACTTACCTGATGGTAAATGGGCCGATGCAAACTCTTCTGGTGAATTGAATATCGGTATTGACAAAACTGTGCCTATACTGTATTATGGACCGTATGACGAAGAAAAGATTAAAGCTTTAGTTGATGGTCCGTCTACTGTAGAGGGCGCGAACCATATCCGTGAAGGTGTTGTAATTAAGACGGCTGTAGAAAAACATGTTCATGGATTAGGTAGAGCGCAGTTAAAGATAGTGTCAAATCGGTTTTTGGAGAAAGACAATAAATGAGAGATAATATACCAATCCCAATACCGGGGTTTGAAGGAATACCCCCGGTAAAACCTAATAAGAAAGGAATAACATGCCTAGCAGCGGATACGGTGTAGAAGATATTCCATTGAAAGATGTATTATCGTTCAAAAGAGCCTTGCGTCAAGCACCGGGTGCTAAAGTACCGAAGGGCACACCACCAGCAGGTAGGAAATACAGAGAATTAGAACTACTTTTTCAAGAATCAGCAAAAGCGCAAGGTAAATCAGTACGTCAATTAGATACAGAGGTTTGGCAATCATATGCACGGAATTGAACAAAGACGGTGTAAAGGCGAAACACTTAAGACCGCATCTTGGGGTATTACCGATACTGTGTTTATGAAATTCTACCCGTTTGCAGGGAGCAGCGGGGTTAATGTAACAAATGTTTATAATAATTGGCAATACCGGAATGATAATATTTATTCTGGCATTCCTTTAGAAGAAACCAAATATATAAATAGTTATGATCCAATTGATCCAATTAAAGAATCAATTATAATTACTAATGCTCCAAATGTAGACATAGAAATTCATCAATTACCTTTTGGGCGTAAATTCAAATAATATTGACAGAATATAAGAGTTTGTGGTATAATAGAGGCTATTATGGGAAGTGAAAAGTATATTCTAGATAAAGACAATAATCCTGTGCTAGAAAAAAATGTGTTAAAATGGGGCATATGGCTTGAAAAGTCCGATAGGCATGTATCGTCTACACATATAGATACTGTACATGTATCTACCGTATTTCTTGGATTAGATCATAATTATGGCGCTGGACCACCTATTCTATGGGAGACTATGATATTCGGTGGAGAGAATGATGAATATCAAGAACGATATTCATCATATTCCGATGCCGTGGCAGGTCATAACAAAGCAGTGAATGCAGTTTTGAATAACATTAAACTATGAGGAAAAGTGAGCAATATTCCAGAGAATTTTCAAGGAAGTCCTGCATTACAATTTATTCAAAGTCAAGGTTGGGATTGGAAGGTAACGACAGAACCAAATATTATATTAGGTAAGTGCCCTCACTGTGAAAAAGAGAGTCACTGTTACATGGAGATTCATGGAACCAGTGATCCTCAAAAGAACAGAGATGGGCTATACCTTTGCCAGAGATGCGGCAAATCGGGCAATCTTTATTCATTAAAGCAGCATTTAGGTTTGACTAATCCTGAAGTAAGTTCACAGAAAGAGTGGGCGGCAGGGGCTAAGAAAATAGATCAATTGCCAGATGTAGATGCTTGTCATAATGCCTTACTATCTGATGATGATGCATTAGAGTATCTGAACTTGGTTAGAGGATTTTCGCTTGATATTATCAAGCAACAAAAGCTAGGTTTAACGACTCGTTATTTCAAAGCAACTGGTGATAATACAAGAGCCTTAATTTACCCATATCTCGTAAATGGCAATCCCGTATGGGTACATTATAGAACCCTTCCAGACCCAAAGGATTTAGCTAAGATTCCTAAAGATTTTGCTAGTCCGTCCGGGTGGGATGCACAACTTTACAATGGAGAAATTCTTAAAGAAGGATTAAAAGAGATTATTCTAGTAGAGGGCGAAGCTAATTGCATTGCTTCGATGGATCATGGAATAGTTAACATCGCAGGAGTACCGGGCGCTAATATTAAGAAAGCCGAATGGATCGAAGCGATAGACAAGCTAGGAGTAGAAAAAGTATATGTTTGCTATGACAAAGACAAGACTGGTCAAAAAGCGGCTCAAGTGCTTGCGTCACGCATCGGCATTGAGAAGTGTTGGAAAATTACGCTACCAGATTTTACAATCACAACAGAATCTGGAGAGATTAGAAAAGGGAAAGACCTCAACGAGTGGTTTGTCAATGGAGGCGGAACAGAAGAAGCTTTTGATGAACTTAAGAAAAACTCAACGTTATTTGATGTTGACGGAGTATCTTCTGCCACTAACGCGCTTGACGAGTTTCAAGCAGAATTAGAAGGTAAAGGCGCTAGTCAGAAGTACAACTGGCCGCTATTAAACAACATTGTACAGTTTGATGAAGGCGATTGTATTCATATTCTGGCTGAAGAGAAAGTAGGTAAATCAAAGTTTGCCATGAATCTACTGGAATATATGGTAGATCATTATGGCGAAGATGGGATGTTTATCTGTCTGGAAATGACTCGTGCAAAGCTTGCACGTATGTGGTTGTCGCATAAAGCAGGAATTGCCGATAACATTCCTCATAATGCAGATGAAGCACTGGCACTGACAAATGTATTCTTAAATGCCATACCACAAGTAAAAGAAGCTGTGGCGAATAGAGATGGAGATATTTACTTCTCATATCCTAAATACCAAACAGCCGATGATGTAATCAAGGTAATTCTGGATAGCATTAAGCGTTACGGGGTAAAATGGATCGTACTGGATAACCTGCAACGTTTATGCGACACTACAATTGGATCAAGAAATAGAACACAATATTTGTCAGAACTCAGCAAACGAATCTCACAAATTTGCAAAGATTATGGTGTACAAATCATTCTAATCTTGCAACCGAATAGAGTACATGAATCAAAACTTACTAATGTACACAACGTAGACGGAGCCTCACAGGTAGCAAAAGATTGTGATGCGATGTTAATTCTCAATCGTCATAGAATAGGGGATGTAGATAAGGCTGTATTTGATAAAGGCGGTTTCGTTCAAAGTGATAGTACATTCGCACCAGAGATGTTAGTAACAGCGGGATTATCCCGTTACAGCAGCGGTGGAGCAACCACTGTATACTTCGATGGGGCGACAAGTACGATATACGCTCTTACAGAAGGCAAGATAAAAGCAATGAATGACCAAGCCGGTGCAAACGTAGGTTACGCGAATCAGGCAGCAAAAGCAAATGTACCACTGCAAATGCTGCAAGAAGCTGTAGCCGGTGCGCCACAGCCATGGGAAAATATACAAGGGGATATACAAATCTAATGACCCGCATTGAAAAAGTAGTACAACTTATTAAAGACAATGGCCCTAGTGAACTCAAGGATTTTAAGAAATTAGGATTAAAACTTAAGAGAGTCGGCATCGGGGCTTTTCGAAGCGTCTACAAAATCAAAGGCGTTTCACTAGTTGTCAAATTTCCATTAAATGAATCCGGTAAGATTCATTCTCGCGCCGAGTACGATGTAATATTAGACATTAATAGTTCATGGTCGCATAATAACAAGATTTTAAAACAATACTTACCAGAAATCTTTTACTTTGATCCTGAAAGCACAGTCATAGTAATGCATTATTATAAAGAACTGTCACATGCCAAGGCCCGTTTAGTGGAAGGCGTTATAGATAATCTGGTTAAATTAACATGGCCGTTCGCAAAGGATGAAGATACAGATATAGGCTATGCTAACTTAGGACTCAGCCCTGACGGTTCGCATCCTATATTTTTGGACTTAGGCTACTTTACGCCTGAAGGAAAATACTATTAATGAATTCTAAACAACGAAAGGAAAAAGACGCACGGTTAAGACGTGAATATCAAATTACATTAGAAGAAAGACAATTAGTTTTTGAATATCAGAATAAGTGTTGTGCTATATGCGGAAAACCAGAAGCAAGCATGAAAATCAGTTTATCCGTGGATCATGCACATAAAGATGGGCTTCTACGCGGGTTACTGTGTCTTAGATGTAATAAAGCGTTGGAGTTATTGAACAATAATCCCGTTGTTTGCTTTAATGCAGGAAAGTACTTGACAAATCCTCCTTTTGTGGTAGTATTAGGAGAACGGTATACAGCAATCGGGAAAGTAGGAACTAAGATCAGACGTAAGCGATTGGCAAAACTAAAGGAAGAAAATGGGCAAAAAGAAAAAGCAAAGAAAAAAGATAACCACAAAAGTAGCAAAAAACAAAAGAGCGTTTGATGAAATTGTAGGCGATCCGTTTGCGTTTCCAGAACCGATTGATGGGCATTATTCGACACTTAAGAATCGAAGTTCAATATCCATCATAGAGCCGGAAAGACAAACGCAAACTACGGTTAATCCGGCAAAGCCAAATCCGTTAGACTTCTTTTGTGATGTAGAATCTGCGATAGATGATGGTTTAAACACATATGATAAACATATAGAAAACATTGGCATGGATCGATTAAAATTGTTATTCGATAATACATATATATTTGTCAATGATGATATGTTTTCGCAAGTAGCACGAGCAAAATTAGAACAGATTATAGGTAACATTTTGATTAGACGTGGGATTAGTCCCGTACATAAATACTTCACAACAATACGAAAGTGAGAATATGAAATCAGACAACACAGTTACATTAATGCAGGAAGAACTTAGCACTGCTACAGAAGCTACGAAACAAATGCTTCTACAGAAATACGGGATGATCCCGCCAAAACTAACCAAGTTGGAAACCTTTCTAATTCAATATGAAAGTTCTGGTATTCCAATGCGCTTGGTAGGACCGGGGGTAAAATGAATGAATTCTATGATGTAGTAGATTCAGAGGGCAACGTTGTTGAAACCGCTGAAGAACAAAGGATTGAGGCAAATGAAAACGTTCCTGTTGAAATTCCTTTGGAGCGTCCAAAGCCTCAATTATCGCCCGGTGAAATTAAGAAATTACGTAAGCAATATGTTACTAGACGGTTGCCTAAAGTGAATATCTGCGGGCATAGATTAGATTTAGGTAGCCAGCCGCGCCATCGGAACTGTCAGTACTGCTGGTTCGCTTGGTTCCAAAATCACGGGGAAATTGTGCAACAATTAGATGAAATGTTCGTAGCAGACGGTGGGAAATTAATTATACAGTTACAAGGAACAAAGTTCTTCCAGCGTTGGAGAATGTTCATGGCAACTGTAGCGCAATGGAAGAAACAAATGGAGGAAGCAAATGCCGAAACTAACAAAGAATGAAGAAAATGCAATCGAAACTCTTATAGATACTTTCGATTTTGAAAAGGCACATGCCTTGTTTAATACAATGGGGTGGACTTACTTCGATGGTCCTCCCTCTGTTGCACGATTGGAACAATCTGGACGTAAATTACTTGAACACGCTATTGAAATTGCTAATAAAAATCCTAACACTAATTGGGTTTCTTCTGGCAGATTTAGAGCTACTTATCATGTAGCGGATAACGAATTAGAGTTAGAATTGATTTTCGATAGTAAAGCTGTATATATGGAGACTAATGGGTAAATTAGCAGAACTAGCAGCCGCACTCGCACCGGAAATAGAAGAAAAACCAAAGAGTGCAGCCGCACCTAAAGCAGAATCTAAAAAAGATAAGTTTGAGCAACTACGTGATGTAGAAAAAGCACTTAATAAACAATTAAACACAACCATGTCTATTGTGAGACTTGGTGATAAAGTAGGCGTACCTGTCCCTAGTATTAGCACAGGAGCACCTAGTTTAGATGATAACGTATTAGGTTGCGGGGGTCTGCCGAGAGGTAGACTGATTGAAATCTATGGACCTGAAAGTAGTGGCAAAACAACCCTTTGCCTTCACATCATCGCTAGGGAACAGAAAAACACTGAAAACCTATGTGCTATCATTGATGTAGAACACGCCCTTGATCCTACTTATGCAGAAATGCTTGGGGTTAATGTTGATGAATTATTAGTATCTCAACCATCTTCAGGAGAAGATGCCCTTGAAACCGTTGAGGCGCTTATTGATTCGAAATTAGTAAGCCTTATAGTTGTTGATTCTGTGGCAGCACTCGTACCAAAGGCGGAATTAGACGGTGAAATGGGTGATTCAAACATGGGATTGCAAGCACGGCTCATGTCACAGGCATGTAGAAAATTAGTAGGAAAGGCATCTCAAAACAATGTAACCGTTATCTTTATTAACCAATTAAGAGACAAAATAGGGGTAATGTTCGGGAGTCCTGAAGTTACCACAGGCGGTAAAGCTTTAAAATTTTATGCCTCAGTGCGCCTTGATGTTCGTAGGAAAGAAGTTATAGGAGAAAAGGATCATCCTGTGGGTCACGTACTTAAAGTAAAAGCAGCCAAAAATAAATGCGGTTGCCCAATGCGTGAAACTTTTATAAACCTTATGTATGATTCTGGCATAGATATATATGCAGATTTAATAGAAGTTGCTGTAAAATCAGGAGTTATTACTAAAAAAGGGGCTTGGTATTCTTTTGGTGAAATAAGTTTGGGAAACGGGTTGACAAATGCGGGAAATTATGTTAGAGTTAATCCATCAGTTGAAAAAGAGATACGAATTGAATATTCTAAAGCATTAGCAAACGAGACAAAGAATGAGCCAGAGTCCAGATAACGATAATATTGGATGGAGAAAGAGCCAAAATTATGAGCAATAAAAAGAAAAAGCACGTTAAGCCGCAAGTAGCCGCATTTGTCTACACCAGTGTTTGTTGTGGTGCTAGAGCAAATAAAGAGGCTGTTCGTCGTAAGCCTGAAGATATTAAGGAAAACAAATTTAGCGAATGCTCGTTGGGACACTGGCATTGTGGACAATGTGGTAACAATTGCAAGGTCACACGCAGTCGCGTGAAAGAGGAAAACCATGGAGACTCAGGAACCGGAACAGAAACAAACACCGCAGGAGCCTAAGCCTACCGATGTGGGCACTCGATATGACCATTTGTACGAATACCGAGAAGCATTAGAGACATGTATTGGCATATTACAAGCACGTCCTGCAAATCATCTTACTCAGGTAAGAATAGCTAAATTTAGTATAGCACATGAAATACTTACTGCAACATTAGATTCATTTAGTGGTTATAACGAAACAGCAACTGAGTATGCACTATACAAACTCATGAAAACTGTTCCTACCACTAAAGATGGGTTAGCTGCTATTGGAGGGATACCACTAGATGAAGGAACTAGGAAAAATACTGATACTACAAGATGAGGATAGCATTCGATTGAAAGTTGAAATGCTAGATTCTTGTCAGGTAAGTGTCTATGAAGGATTAGAAGCCGAAGGTGAGAAATTAAAAGAAGCCTTAGAGGATTTAATATTTAGTGTGGAGGTTATAGATGAGCGATAAGCCATTAGTTATTTATCATTATCCGTGCCAAGATGGTTTCACCGCAGCGTGGGCTATCTGGAAAGCGCATCCTGATTGGGAATTCTACCCAATGAAGCATGGTAATCAGTTGCCCGATTTATCAGGTAGAAAGGAAATCTATTTCGTAGATTTTTCACCAAAGGCTATGGACATTTATAATCTGTTCCAATTGCCTATTCATCCTGAAAAGATTGTCATTCTTGACCATCATAAAACGGCACAAGAGGAATTAGAAAAGACTAGACCATTAGACCCACAAGGTTTAGCTTTAGAGATTCGTTTTGATATGAATAAATCCGGCGCTAAATTAGCTTGGGAATGTTTTCATCCTGAGAATCCAGTTCCTGAAATAGTAAAGTATGTAGAAGATAGGGATTTATGGAAGTTTCAATATGCTCCAGAAACTCAAGCTATTACTGCCGCTATATTTAGTTATCCATATGATTTTGAGACGTGGGACGCACTATCTAAAGATTTAGAATTTAGTGATGAAATGTTAGTAGGAGAAGGAAATTCTATATTAAGAAAACAGGCTAAAGACGTAGAAGAACTTTCACAAGGTAAGTTCCGCTATATTATCGGTGGACATGAGGTATGGTTAGTAAACGTACCGTATACACTAGCCAGTGACATGGGACATTTGCTAGGAAAAGGTGAACCATTTGCAGCAACCTTTTTCTACGATGGTGAGGGTTATGTTTTCAGCCTTCGCTCTGATGATAACGGATTAGATGTATCTGAAATTGCTAAACAATATGGCGGTGGCGGTCATAAACACGCAGCCGGATTTAAACTTAAATCACCGTTAGTATTAATTGATCCAAAAAAGGTAGGATTAGAATGATGTTTTATCTAATACCGTTTTGTATATTATACACAGGATTAGTATTAATCGTTGGGTACGGATGGGGAACACAAGATGAAAGGAATAGGAGTAAACGATGAATTTTAACGAATATCAAGAAAAGGCAATGGCTACGGCTACATATCCCTCATTGGGTAGAAATCTAATGTATCCTGTACTTGGTTTGATGGGTGAGGCAGGGGAAGTTGCGGAGAAGATTAAGAAGCTGTCACGTAATCAGAATATCGAATTACCTTCGTATTTTAATACTTCTGACGAATTTAGGGAAGCACTTGCAAAAGAGCTAGGAGATGTGTTATGGTACATAGCAGCGTTGTCTACAGAGCTTCGCTTGAAGTTGGATGATGTAGCTGCAATGAATATAGCTAAATTGCTAGATAGGCAGCAAAGGGGTGTAATTAAATCGGAAGGGGATAATCGGTAAACAATGGCCTTGTAGCTCAAACGGACAGAGCAGGGGGTTTCTAACCCCAAGGTTTTAGGTTCGAGTCCTAACAGGGCCACCACAAGAAAGATAATATGAAAAATAAAGGCTCCTAATATGGAGCCTTTTCTCTTTCCAATCTAATCTGCTTTAAAATCGGTGCTAATAATAAAAACTCTTTATATGTGAATTTATTACTTCGCAGCTTATTACAACTGGTGCAGCATACAACACAATTATCTTTTAAATATCCTTGAGTATTATCTTTCCTATCTAAAAATCTGGCATGTGATATAAACTTACCATTTAAAGTGCCATATGGATGCCAAGGAATTTTTTCCTCACAATAATGACATTCTTTTATTTTTGTAAATTCTAAGAATTCTTCATAAGTTAATGCTATTTCCAAGTTTCTATAATCTTTACAAAGTATATTATAAATACTCTCATAAGGTCTTTTTTGATGAGAATGCATTTGACACATACCTGAGTGCGATTTATTATCATCACGTATTTTAATTTCATTATGACAGTCAGAAACCGAGCATGTGTAAACACGAACCGTTTTACTTGATTTCTGATGTGGCTCAACCCTAATTAACGTATTGGACATGAACCGCCTTCACATTCCATACCTTCTATCATACTTCCTTCTCCAATATCCTCTAAATTAATAGATTTTATCTTACTAGATAATTTGTCATACTGTTCTTGAGAAATGGCTTCTTTCGGTGCTTGTTTAAATCCGTGATCGTTATGGCACAAAAAACTAATAGATTTTAGTGTAGAAAGATTATTAGCAAGCCATTCTTTTAATTTAGGTATATCTTCTCTTTTATAATATACAGTAACAGATACGCTTTGATCGGCCCAATGCTTTTGAGCCATTTTTAAGACTTCCAATTGCTTCCACGTATCCCATTCTTCGTCTGCTACAGGGCTTCCTTGAGGCGCTTGCACATAGAAGTCTACTACCAGTGTCTGCGGGTCCAAAGTCCCGTCAAAACGAACTATAGGCTCCATATAATGCCCTGCTGCTTTTAGTTTAGGAATCAACGGATCATTTGCGGCCATTCGAATGCGTTGTACAATATACCTACTATATGCGGCATGAATTCCTTCATAACCGTTGCAATCCAAAACTTTACTCATTGTTCCTGATGGTTTGATTACAGTAGTTCGTTTACTTCTGCTGATTCCTAATTCTTTAGAGTATTTTTCATCTTCATTTTGAATAGCTAAATAAGCTTTATCTAATGTGTTTGGGTTAAATAACGGAGATGCCAAACATCCTGTAATACCGTTACCTGTGCGTCTATTACGTTCTATAACATTTTGTGATATTGAATGGTGATATTTCTCCATTGTAACACGTTTAGCGTAACGCTGCATTAATCGGGATGCTTTTATAAACTCTTCTTCAGATTCCATATTACTTAAAGCCATTTCAGTTAAATTACAAGGTTCTCCGCTTTCTAATGTAGCTTCAGCACAAGGATTAACACCAATTGCGGTATCGGATTTTAACTCACCCATACGCCCGTATTTTTGAATAGCAGTTCGGTTTACAATACCAAAAGGCTCTCCCTGTTCATAAGTTTTCCAAAATAAAGGATGTAAATCTTCTACATCTTCACAAATAACTGAATAATTAGCACAACTACGATGTGTGGGTATTGGTCCTAAATCCCATCGCTTCATTTTTAAATAATCCTTATCCCAACAATCTCCTAATATAATTATAGCAGAACGTCGCACATTTCCTGCTACAACCATTTCACCAGTAGCGGTTAAAATATCTGCTGCATCTTCCGGTCGTAATTGTTTTCCTGCACGTAAATTTAGAATACTTGTGACAGTTTCAATAAATTTTAATAGTGGTATAGGACCGCTGGCAACGCCGCCAAATCCAACAATAGGCTCTCCATAACCACGCAAGCATATCGTAGAATATGAAAACGATTTTCCGGTTTCGAAAAAACTTTCTAATACTCTTCTAGTTAACTCGCACCATCCTTCTCTACTGTCAGGTACGATAAAATCAGCATCTTTTGTAGCTTTATGTGTAATTACTACATCACGTTTAATTCGCGGTAATTTACTTGTGAACTGATGTTCTACAGACAATCCGACTCCACCACCAAGCATTAGTAAATCTTGTGCTATAACGAAATGATTATAATCATTTGCTGTAAGAAACCAGCAATTATTTAAAGCCGCTCCTCCAAATCGTTCGTGTGCAGGAGAGCCTGAAAACCAATAACCTCTTCCCGCTGGTCCAGCTTTACGTTCTTTTGCTAATTTTAATAATTCTTTAATCTCTGACTCAGGAACATTCTTACCTTTAACATTTCCTGCAATAGCTCTTTCAACCGTTTGGTTCCAATTTTCTAAAGTTCCGTTATCTTTGCGCGAATAAGTACGACGATAAACAATACTTGCTAAATTACTAAATTCTTTCATTTCTCCCTGTATAAGATACAATATGTTCTGTTCAAAGACACCAAAGGCAGGGTAATCCTAAAGACTACCCTGCGTTGTTAAAAACTTATTGTTTTAAGAATAGTTCTACTTCTGCTGCGCGTCTACGAACTAATCCGGGTATTACACGTCCACCGGATTCATTGTAAAGCAGCATGTGATGTGATGCCTCAATATAACTACCCTGATTAAGTAATGTCAGAACAGTTGAATGTTCTAAAGTTCCTGCGCCAAGGTTGTATGTCCACGAAACTAAAGCATCAAATTGGTTTTGTGTTAGAGTAAATGTTACAAATGTGTTCACTGCGTGTACAGCACCGGCTGCATCTTGTCTAAAGAACGCATAAGCTTGTGCTTGTGTGATTGATTGGTCGGTGGGAAGAATCGGGCCTTTGCGAATCAAGTGTCCAATTCCTATTGTAGCATAACCTGCGCTATCTAAATATGGCGCAAGTTTCAATCCTTCGAATGAAACAATTAAATCAATTCCATTGTCACTTAATTGTAAGTTATTCATTATACCTTCTAAGAATTTGGCAGGAGATGTAGGATTTGAACCCACAAGTTCGGATTTGGAGTCCGACAGTTTGCCGTTAAGCTTAATCTCCTGTAATGTGTAAGACCGATAATGGGCAACCCGATGCTACTTAATAGGTTTGTTCAAAGTATCCTTACGCTTCATACGGAGTACTCCCTGAATTCTTACACAGTTTAAAATGGCTCCGGCGACAGGAGTTGAACCTGCAACCTGTCGATTACAAATCGACTGCTCTGCCAGTTGAGCTACCCCGGAATAAACCCGCTTCCCTGAAGAAACGGGGGCTAGTCAATCTTCCGACTAGGGATGAAATGGACGACCATAGTGGGTTTTCACCACTGCATAGCGATTTTGCAGATCGCCGCGTTAATTACCTTCGCCAATGGCCGTTATTGATAATCACTAAAACTATGAGCTAGTTGCTCGAAATCAATATTTTCTGGTGTATTAAAGTTAGTGAAATCTGTTTCTTCAATTTCTAACTTTTTTGTATCTTCTTCGTGTTCAATATCACAAGAACCACGACAGCTACAACCAGAGGAATAACATAAATACAAACGCCCTTCTTTATCTACACCGTAGCCAGAATAAGAATGATTCCCCCATCCTTCATCACTATCATATATAGAATGTACAAGCACAACTTCATCATTGTTGAAATTGCTTTTCGGAAGTTCTGCGTAATTTGCTTTTACATATTCTAGCACGTTCATTTAATTCTCCTCACAATAAAGTGCATTTTGCGGAACTAAACGATATGCAGTATACTCAATGTTCAATTTTTTAAACACTTCTATTTTTGCATTCGCTTCATCGGGTGACAATGTTTCTGTTACCCATTTAACCCCGTTATGTGTTATAATACTTACTTTATTATTCATAATATTTTGGTTCGGGATAGCAGACTTGAACTGCTGACTTTTGGGTGGAAGCCAAATATGTTACCACTACACTAATCCAGAACATTGGCGCGGGACGCGAGACTCGAACTCACTCCATATGGTTGGCGACCACAGATGCTACCATTAAACACCAATCCCGCACTTACTTAATATACTCTACTTTTAAATTCTTGTCAAGCATCATGGCGTCTACTGTTTGATCTATTTCTTTAAGTTGTCCTAAACGCCGTAACGTTTCTATTTTGTGCCAAGCTTTAAATTCCTTAGACTCAACACATTTGCGAAACGCTTCTCGCTTGTTAAAGATACTGCTCTCGCCCATCTCTATGCTCACCTACAGCATTAGAAGGTGGGTGAATGCAGCGTACTCCGTTTTGTTTAGCGTTTCTATGTTGACCGCCCTTTCCGCCTGTGCAGAAAGTTTGGAATTCAAAGTCTTTGGCAGTCAATGAAAACAATAATTGTTTTGGCATAGCCTACCCTCCTTTTTTAAAATCTAATATGGCACCGGGTCAAGGATTCGAACCTCAATAGGCAGATTCAAAGTCTGCCGTCCTGCCGTTGAACGAACCCGGTATTTTGGCTCCCACATAATGAATCGAACACCAGTTTGAAGGGTCAGAACCTTCCGTCTTACCACTAAACGATATGGGAACATTAACCGTTCTTGGGAACTAATAAAACCTCTACTCCATTTGAAACCATTGTGAATACATCATTTGTATCTAGTTTGTGACCTACTTTAGTAGCAATATCTGTCACATCCGTTTCAACTTTAATTACTTCCAGTGTTGAGTAATGATAACCCATTTTAACTGGTGTTATTGTAAAACGTGTTTTCATATAAACTCCTTTGGCACTCCCGACGAGAGTTGCACTCGCATCTAACACCGTGACAAGGTGCTGCTCTCACTGTTAAGCTACGAGAGTGTAACTTGGTAGCGCGTGCGGGATTTGAACCCATCATTCGCGGCTTGAAAGGCCGCTGTCCTAACCGTTAGACGAACACGCCACACTAAACTTTGGTTGGCATGAAAGGCATCGAACCTTTAACCTTGCGGTTATCAACCGCACGCTCTAGCCGTTTGAGCTACACGCCAATGGTGGGATCGGATGGACTCGCACCACCATCGCCTACCTCTTCAGGGTAGCGTTCTACTTTGGAACTACAATCCCTAATTAATCTTCCCATCCCATCTCTAATAATCATAACATATCTCCTTGTAAATGTCAAATGGTTGCCCATGAGGGAGTCGAACCCACACAACCAGTGTGTAAAACTGGTGTTCTGCCGTTAAACTAACGGGCAATAAATCTATTCTAGCACGCCCCATTCTCGCAACGCATAGGGCAGTAGTTTAATGTGCTACTAGAAACTTTTGGTGGACCGTGAGAGAATCGAACTCTCAACTTCGGCTTGCAAAGCCACTGTTTTCCCGTTAGAACTAACAGCCCACTATTCAAATACTAATCCAACTTCTCCACCACCCAAACCAAGTCCATTTTACCATATATGACCTGTAACAAATCCTATAATAAATCCCGCTCCAAACCACTTCAATTTGCTCTTAGTGGCGTTTGCTGTAACAGCAGCTACTTGTGTAGTACATGCTTTTTGCTGATCTTGTATCTGTAGCTGCAATCCGTCAACTGTTATTTTTCCCTTATCGATTAATTTATTTGCATCATCTATATTAGTTTGTAGGTTAGCTTCTTTTACAGTTTCGTCTTTCAAATTCTGTGTTAATACAGGAACTTGTTCAAGCTGTTGTACTGTATCAATTGCTGCATCATCTGTGACAGCATAACCGTTCGCCGCAGTTTCAATCCCTGTGTTGTTTACTAAACCTTGCCATCTTATAGACAACTGCGATGGTGTTAACTTTGCATCTGTTGCTTGCTGCTTTGCTAGTTGTACGTTATTGGCCGCAATCTTTGCTACTAATTGTGCATTTTGTTCTTGGCTTTGCTGCAACGATTGCTCATAAGTAATTAATAACTGTTTGGCTTGCGCTAAATCTGCTTCATCTTTTTGTGCCTGTGCTTGTAACACAGTTTGAGCTACATTGTTCTTAGCATCGGCAATCTTGGCAGACAAATCAAAATACTTTTGTGCCAGAAACGTCGCAAAGGTTAGAACTAAAAAAACTATAATCAAACGTTCGTGCTTCTGCAACCATGTCTTAACTTCAGTCGTTGCTTGGTTCAATTCTTGCGTAACGTTTGGCTGTGTCGGTATCGCCATGTTCGTTCTTCTCCTGTTCTAGTTTGCTAGGGAACCAAGAAGGGCCACCCCAAATTTCAAACTCTATCCATGGATTATGACACAAATGATTCGAATTGTCAAGTGGTTTTGTCATATTATTTTCCTTAATGTGGGTAATGATATGAATTGGCTCCTAATGCCATATCAAGCAACCACCATTTCCCGGTTTGATCTTTTGCAAAATCTATAGACCAATAACCGCCAAGTGCTTTACCTACTTCAATTGCGTATGTTTCTAACTCATTTTCAGTACTATCGCGCTCATTTAAAATTGATAGTTTTGATTCCCAATCTACACCATGGGCCATACGTGCTGGATGATTATTAAATGCACTAGAAGGCCAATAAGGATGCGAACATATTACCCTTCCGTCTTGTACAAAATAC